TAATACTATCTTTAATATAAACTCTACCAATATAGCAATCTTCTATTAAATTAGTAAGACCTAATTCATCATAATTTATATCTAATTTTAATAAATTATTATCTTTTTCTAATAATGTATATCCTATTGAACTATTTTCATTACCTCTGTTATAATAACTATCTAATTTGTAATATTCTTGTGAAAAATTAACACCAATATTATTAACCATTATATACAATTTATCACCAACTTCAAAAAAACCATCAAATTCAGTATATATCACAACTTTATTTTCAGAATTATAAATTTTTGGTAATATTCTTACAGCGTTTTTTGTAAAATTTGCCATTATATAAACTTTTTATATTTGTATTTATATATTAAAAATATAATGTTACTAATTATGAATAACGAAATTAAAAAAATAAAACAAGTAAGATTATTACAACAAGTTCAATATGATATTGAAAAACAATTATCTAGTTATTTAAAAATTGGTAATAAAATAGATATTATTAAAAGTATTATAATTGATATATTAAAAGATAAAACAAATATTAAACCAAATATTGAAATAAATTATGATGAAAAAACATTTAATATAATTATTAAAATGGATAATGTAGGATTAAAAATTTTAATTAGCAATGAAGATTATAATATATGATATTTTTTATAAATCTATATTATTAAAAAAGAAATAAATATAAAATAAATTAAAAAAAAATTAAAAAAATATAATTTTTAAAAAACTTTTGAAACAAATAAATATATCTAATTAACACAAATAAATTTTAATTATTAACTTTAAAAATAAAAAAACATGATTAAACAAAAAAGAACAAAAGAACAAAAAAGTTTAGTAGGAAATGCTGAAACTGCAATTTTTGATTTTTTAATTACTAAACACGGGTATATCCCAAAATATAAAGATATAAAAGACGAATTATCAGATCCAAAAGGTAAAATTCATAAAAATATTTTAAACGATTTTAATATGTATGAAGGATCTTGTGACATTCAACCAATTTTAAAAGGTGATATTGTTTTAGGACATGTATCTCAAATTAAAGATAGAGAAATTATTGTTGATATTGGAAATAAAGATAATGTTATTATTGATAGAAAAGGTTCAGAAGAAAAAATATGTAAACAACTGAAAAAAGGTAAACAAATTGAAGTTATTATTACTGATATTAAAGAAACACCTTTTATGATTAAAGGTTCAGTTGCAGAACTAGTTAGAATGAATGTTGAACAAAAAATGAAAATGTTTTTTGATAATAATACACCAATTGAAGGTACAGTTAAAGAAATTATTCCCGCTGGTTATTTAATAGATATTGAGATTGATGGTATTGTAATCGACGCGTTTATGCCAAACACATTAGCAGATGTTAATAAAATGCATGATACTAACATTTTATTGAATAGTAAAATTATGATAATGTTAGAAACTCTACAACAAGATAAAGGTATTTATGTAGTAAGTCGTAAAAAGTATCTAAAAACATTAATTCCAGAAAAAATTAAACAATTAAAGAAACAACCTAAAGATACTGTTTATACTGGGCACGTAACAGGTACTAGAGATTTCGGTATTTTCGTTCAGTTCGAAGATTGTTTAACTGGTATGATTCATAAAGCTAATATTAGAGAAGATTATCAAGATAAGATTCATACAATTCAACCTGGTACTTTAATTGATTTTTATATTAAAGATATTATTAAAAATGGTGAACAAATTATTTTAACACAAATGTTAAAAGAATCGTTATGGGATACTATTAGAGTAGGTGATAATTTACAAGGAAAAGTTATAACAGTTAAACCATTCGGTGCATTAATTGAATTAGATTTTGATACTAATGGATTGATTCAAACCACATATATCAATAAAAACAATAAGAAATTAACTGAAGGAGAAATTGTTGATGTTATAGTTATATCAATTATTCGTGATGATCGTAAAATTTATCTGACATTTAAAGATGATGATATTTTAAATAGAACAAAAGACAAAACGGATGATATTGAAAAATTAAAACAAAAATTTAATAATAACTAAAAACTAAAATAAGAAAATATCCAATAAAAAATTGGATATTTTCTTTATATATAATATGTTGGACAAAATAAAATTTTTTATGAAATGGAATATACTAAATTAGATTTTACAAAGAAAAAATTTAAAAAATTCGGAGGTGAAAGTATAGAAAATATTGTTGATTATCTTAAAGATTATGTTAAAAAAGGTGATGATATGAGAGTTATAGTTGGTTGTGATTCACAACAAAAACGTAGATTCACATTATATGCATTAACAATTGTTTTATATGATCAAGAAAGACATAATGGTGCTCATGTTTTATTTATGAGAATAAGAGAAAAGAAAGAAAGAGATTTAACAAAAAGATTAATGAATGAATCATTATACGCATTGGATTTATCCGAATGGTTAGATAAAGAATTAAAAGATTATTATGAAATACCAAAATTTGGTAAATGTAAATATAGCGGTAATTATCCTACTAAAAGAATAGAAATTCATGTTGATATAAATCCAAATGAAGGTAATGATAAACACAATAGATCACATTTAATGTATAATTCTATAATGGGTATGTTAAGTGGTTGTGGTTTTATGGTTAAGGCTAAACCAGATTCTTATAGTGCATCTTGTGCAGCTGATTTATTATGTCATTAAAAATTAAATAAAAATGATTACACAAAATAATTTATATCTTGATAAACTAGATGTTAAAAGTTTAGAAGAAAATATGATTAAGGATGGATGTGGTACATTACAAAGTCATATTGATGCAGGTGGTGCTGATTTAAATTTATCTAAATCATTATATTTAAATGATGAAATAATTGGTGGTTATTTATTATGTGAATCTGATATATTAATATCTTTTAAAGGTTGTTTAAAATATACTAAAAAAGGAATTTATACAGATATGAAAGTATTTGTTGATAAAAGATTTTTAAATAATTATAAACATAAAAAAGGTATATTCAGTGATTATATTTATATAGATGAAAAATATAGAAATAAAGGTTATTCAAAAATATTAATTGATTATTCAAAATCATTGGGTGATTATGTTTGGGGAGGTAGTATACCAGAAACTACTAGTAAATATTGGTTGGAAAAACAAAATAGAATAAAAATATTTCAAATAGATGTAGATGGACATACAGAATTATTTACATCAACTTTAATTAAAACATAAAATTAATTAAATTAATCATTGGATATTTAATATATAATATTGTATGATTAAATATTTTTTTAAAATAAATATAGGGGTTTGATGTATATTTTTATATATCAAACCCTTATGTTTTAAAAATAAATCCAACAATAATATATGGGAAAAAGAAATGGTAAAAATGGTGATAATGGTCGTAATGGTTATGATTCAATGGAACTAGTTATGGATAAGAATATTATCACACAAAAAAGTATTGATAAAAAAGATTTTTTGGATAAGTCTATAAAAATAAAATGTAAAAATGAAAAACAAAAACAATTTCTTAATATGATAGACGAATATCAAATTGTTTTATGTTGTGGTCCAGCAGGTTGTGGAAAATCTCATTTATCATTAGCTAAATCATTAAAATTAATACAAACACCAAATAACGGATATGATAAATTATATATTATAACACCAGCAGTAGAAGTAGAAGAAAAACTAGGGAGTCTTCCTGGTGATTTAAATTCAAAATTAGACCCATTTTTATTTTCAACATATTATTTAATTGATAAAATAATAGGAAAAGATATAAGAGAAAAAATGGTGAATGATGGTATAATTCAACCTTTAGCTTTAGCTTTTTTAAGAGGTGTTAATATTGATAACGCAGTATTAGTTTTTGAAGAAGCACAAAATGCATCTATTAAACAAATGAAAACATTATTAACTAGAATTGGGTTTAATTCTAAATTAATAATATCAGGAGACATAAAACAAATTGATAGATTTAGAGATTCTTCTGAAAGTGGTCTATTAGATGCAATTGATAGATTTAAAAACTTTAGTGAAATAGGACAATTTCATTTTTCAGATGGAGATAGTGTTAGAAACGATATAATAAATAAATTATTAAAATTCTATTAATATAAAAACCACCAATATTTGGTGGTTTTTATTTAAACAAATCCTTTATTTTTTCTTTTTAATTTTAAAAGTTTATCTTTTAAATTATGTCTTAACACATATAAATAACAACCATATGATTTCTTAATAAAATCATATAGATATTCATATTTTGATATTTCATTATTTATTTTTTCATCATCCCAATTTATTGTATTTCTTTTTAAATGTTTTGTAAATTCATCTAATTTTTTAAGTTTTTTAAGTTTTTCATATATTTTTGGTTCATTTATTCTAAAGTCGTGATATTTATCATATTTAGATATAATATTTATTATATCATCATTACTTAATAAATTATTATTTATTTTATCGTATAATTGTTTATTATCTATATTTAAAACATCTTGTTTTTTAATATTTAAATTACAATAATTGTTAATTTCATTTAATTTATTAATCAATTGATTTTTTATATCTTCATCATATTTTCTATTATTTTCAATAATTCTAATTAATTTAATATTTTTATTTTTACATTCTTTATTTTTAATTTTATCATTTTTATTATTTTGGTGCCAACCTTTTCCATCATATTCAAATGCTAAATTATATTTAGGTATAAAAATATCTAATTCATATGGTTTAATTATTTTTCTAGTATCATATAATATATTTTCATCTATTAATATTTTACATATTTCCCCTAATAATAATTGAGGAATACTATATTGATTTTTAATCATATGTTTACAAATATCATTTAAATATCCATTTTTTCTAGCTACTACATAAGCACTTCCATCCATTTTTTGAAATTCTCCCCTTGTTTTATACTTTTGAGCAATTTTAAATAAGTTTTCATAAGATAAATCTCTACCTACCATTTTATTTCTTTTAGCAATCATATTAGATTTATGTTTTATAGATTTTTTTAAATTTAATTTTTTTCTTTTATTATCTATAGAGTTAATACTTTTATTTAATAATTTTGATAAATCAGAATTACTAATATCTGAATAATTTTGTATTAAAAATAATTCTTCATCTTTTGTCCATTTTTTTATCATAAAAATATATTTTTATCTTTATATATTAAAAAAGAAATCCCAAAAATATTTTTAAAAAACCTTATTAATATACATTTTTTATTATTGTTATTTTATATATACTAAAAAAGTTAAAAATATTTAAATGATTAATAAAAAATATAAGTTTAATAAACAAATATTAAACGAATCTCTTAAAGTTGATGAAATATTTGTTTATTTAGATGAAAAAGATGAGTCTGCTATTTTACAAAATGAATTATTTAAATTAGGATTCTTATGGTGTGATGGAAGTAATGATGTATTTCATCCTGAAAATTTTTTTGATGAAGAAGAAGAAATGATTATTTGTATTAGTTTAAAAGATAAGGATTTATCATATATATCAAGTATTGAAGAATTTAGAGATAATAATAGTAGTGATGTTAGATTATATTCATTTTCTGATTTAGAACAAATAATTGATATTATCAGTGGTAAACCAAATTATAGATCAAAACAAAAACCATCAAGAATATTAGAAAAATATTTTCATGAAAATTATAAATACACAACAATACCATTTAAAATAGAAACAGTTAGTGAATTAAATAAAATTAAATTATTTTTAAATAATAATAAAGAACTATTTATAAATTTAAATTTTAATATTGATGAAACATTTACATATATTACAAATATTTATTTATATAAACATATAAATATCATTATTGAATTTATGATAAATATGGATAATAAACTTATATTTGCATGGGATCAATATGATGATTTTGTATCTTATATTGATAAAAATTCATATGAAAAAATATATAATATTGATGATTTACAAAATAATATAATTAATAATATAATAAAATACGGTAATCCATATCCACAACCTAAATATGAACCTAAAAATAAAATTATTAGAGAATCCTTAATCACAGAAGGTGTTATTCATCCCGATTATCATTATGATGTTATCATAATTGCAATTTATGATCAATATGAATTTAAATCTATTGAAGATATATTAAAAAAATATTCATATGATGATAATGAATTATCACAATATAAGGATAAAAGTGCTTTTTCACCTATTTATATTAGACTTAAAAATGACTATTATCGTAAATTAGAAATTAAAGGTTGTGCATTTTTAACTGATTTAGAACGTGTCCAAATACGTATGGGATTTAAATATGAAAGAATATTTACTGTTGATGATGTAAAAAAAGGTGTTTTGGAAAGTATAATTAAACACGGTGTTAGTACTATTGAACCTACATATAAACCAAAAGATAGAATAGTTAGAGAATCTAATAGCGGTGATTTTAAAATTATTATAAAAATTGATAATAATGAACAAGGTAAAATAGTACAGGAAAAATTATTTGAATTGGGGTTTATTTGGATATTAAGTTCATCTAATATTAAAAATTTTAATTTTAGTAGACCATATGTAGTAATATATGCAAATTTATCTAATAATCAATTAACTTATTGTGATAATATAAATAATTCATATATAAATAGAGTTAATAATAAATCATTTGATTATATTTACCCTAAAGTATTTAATTTTAATGAATTAGACTTGTATTTAAATTTAGTTAAAAATAAAGGTGTAGAAGAACCATCTTATAAACCAAAAAATAAAATTGTTAGAGAAGGTTTAAAAAATATTAATTTAGAAATAGTTTATAAATGTGAAAATAAAGAAGAATTTAATGATATACAACGTCTTTTATTTAATAATGGTTATAAATGGGGTGGTTCATCAACCAATTATAGAAATTCTATATCCTATCCAATATTTATATTTTCTGGATTACATGATAAAATAATTACAAAAACAGTAGCTGATGATTATTCATTTAAACGTTTCATTCAAGGTGATCCAGATGTAGTTTATCAAAGAATTTTTGATAAATCAGTATTGGATGAATATTCTAATATTATTAGAACAGGTATCATTGATGGTCCATCATATAAACCAAAACAAAAACCAATTAGAGAATCAATATTACCATATGAGAAAGCAGTAATATATGTTGGTAATGACTATGAAAATACAATTATTCAAGAAACATTATTTAAAAATGGTTTTTATTGGGTAGAACACGGTAATAATATACAATATCAAATAACACCATTTTTATTAGTTACATATTTTAATAATAAAATTATTAGATATTCGAATAATAGACAATCAATTGAACAAGCTAAAAAAGGATTATATCCAGATGCATATCCAAAATTATATTATTTTGAAAGTTTAGGTGAATATATTAGTTTATTAAAAAATAAAGGAATTGTACCTAATTATAAATCAAAACAAAAACCAATTAGGGAAAATATTTTAATAGAATCAGTGAAATTACATTATAAATATCCATATAAAAAAATTATTATTACAATAAATAATATAGAAGAAAGTAATGAATTTTTAGAATATTTTAAAAACATACCACAATTTGTAAATATTTATGATAACATAATTGATTTATTAAAATATGCAAATGAAAATAAAGAATTTCCAATTTATATTAGTTTTTATAAAAATTCTAATGAAAAAATTTTATATGGTTGGGATAATTTAAAACACTTAGAACGATATAATGATATTGATTCTTATGGTAAAATATTTACCGTAAATGATATTAAAAATGATTTTATAACAAATATATTAAGACACGGTGACGTTAATCCAAATTATAATCCAAAATCAAAAACCATAAGAGAAACTAAATTAAATGAAGAAGTTGCTGATAATATACATTTAAGTGATGATGTAGTATTAAATTATTATGATGATGATGCATATGCATTTTTATTTTATAATGGTTATCCAAAAGGTCAGTTTATAATTGAACAAGGATTAACTCATAAAAATATGATGGGTAATTATTTATATAATTTGAAAGATGAAGAATATATGAAAGTATATTATACACAACAAAATGATGATTATTTATATGATAGAGTAGAAGAATCAGAATATAAAGGTAGATTGTGGATAAATAATAAAGTAATTTCATTTTGGGATTTATCTTATACTAAACAAGATGTTACTGCATTAAAAAATATTTTAAAAATAATTGAAAATAAATTAAATATTGAAATCAATAATGATTGGTTAATTGAATTTTTTGATATTGAAAAACAAAGATTATTTTTAATAACATTAGATAAATATTTTAAAGGTGAATTAGATGAAGATGATTCAAAAAAGATGAGTACATCATATTATGAATATTTAAAACAACAACATTTAAATACAAAAATTAAAAAACCAGTTCCATATGGATATGGATCAAAAAACCCTAAATATAAATCATTACAATATAGACAAACACTATATCAAGAATCATTAAATAATGATACTATTAATATTAAAAATATACCTGATGTATCTAGAGAATTAAATGTTCAACAACAAAGAAAAATTTTTAAAAAAGGAGATACTGTTTATATTAGACCAGATGCAAAGAATTATTTCACTGATATAGATGAATCAGCAGAAAAATTTATAGGAAAAACTGCAATTATTAAAGGTGTTTATACTATTAAACACATATATTCTAAAAAAAGTTTAGATAAATATTATATTTCTGATATAGATATTAATAATATTATACCTAAAAATATAAATTATAGAAAAAATGATATTGTTGTTTTTGTTGCAAATGATGATATAGATGATGAATATGATTATGCATTTTTTTATAGATGTTTATATAATGAATCATTATCAGAACCAAATTACAATAAAAAAAATAAAATAATTAGAGAATCCAATAATATTAATTTTTTAAAAAATGATCAATATGATTCATTTTGTTTTAAAATAGATGATAATATGCAAGAAATTAAAAAATATTTAAATGATTTAAATATTAATACTGATATTATTAATGATAATTGGGAATCTAAAGAATATGTATTTTTTACTAAAAGATTAAATAGTAGTTATGATAAATTTATTGTATATAAATGTAATTATGAATATTTTACAGAAAATAGTTTTTCAAGAGATTTGGGATTAAAAATATCACCATTATTTAATTTTGATGAATTAAAAGATTATATTAGTAAATATATTAAACCATCATATCAACCAAAAAATAAAATTGATAGAACATTCGAATCTAATAAATGGTATCCATATAGATTTAAAACAGAACAAGAATTTATTAAGGAATTCGGACATTGGTGGATAGATGAAGTTGGTTGGAACGACGACAATCAAATGGATTATCTTTTTGGTCAACCATATCCATTTAATGTTAATGATGGAGACCATTTACCATTTATAGAAGATACACACAATGGATATTATGATACATGGTATATTAATTGGAAAATGTTAACTAAAAATGAACCAAAAAAACCAACATATCAATCTAAAAGTAAAATTACTAGAACATTTGAATCTAATAAATGGTATCCGTATAGATTTAAGACAAAACAAGAATTTATTGATGAATTTGGTGATAATTGGAGTGATTTAGTTCAATATTCTTGGTGTAACCATATGAATTATCTTTTTGGTCAATTATATCCATTTGATGTCACAAAAGAAACACAAAGATTGAATAATTTTGGTGGTTGGAATATATCTTGGGATATGTTAACTAAAAATAAACCAACTACTCCATCATATGAACCAAAAAATAAAATAGTTAGAGAAAATCTTATTACTGAAGATTGTGATTTTGTAATATTACCAAATGGTAAAAAAATAACATTTGTTGATTCTGATGCTATACCATTTATGTATATTAATAATGAAATATTAATTGGGAATCCTACTGAAAGACATTTTGATACAATATTTAGATATTTATATTCTAAAAATATTTTTTCAGAAGAAAAAATTAAAGATATTTATTTTAATAGTCCAATAAAAGGTCGTTTATGGTTAAATAGTAAAGTTATTTCATTTTGGGATTATATTAAAAAAGATGATTTGGTTAAAGTTATATCTGATATAAAAGAAAAACTTAATATAAACATTGATAATACATGGTTATTAGATTATTATGAAAATGAAGAATTTGATGATAAATTAGGTAAAAATTTAATTCCGATTAATGATTATTTAACAGGTGATTATAAGGATAATACTAATAATATTGAATACCAAAAAAAGAAAAAACAACATATTGATACAACTTTTAAACACTATGTTCCAAGTGGTTATGGTTCAAAAAGTAGTAAATATAAACCATTAGAATATAGACAATTATTATACCAAGAAAAAATATTATCATTTAATAAAAAATAATTTATTTTTTTACTTTTAAAAGTAATTCATTTATATCCATTGAACATTTTTTCTGTTTTGATAAATTTTCATTCGATGTTATTATTTTTAAATGATGTAAAAAGGAGACTAATAGATTTTATATATAAATATAAAATAAAATTATGGGAAGAAAACCTATTTACACAGTAGATGAAAATTATTTTGAAAAAATAGATACTAATAATAAGGCATATATACTTGGATTCATTTATGCTGATGGTAATATTCATAAAAATGTACTTACTATTAGTTTATCATATAAAGATATAGAAATATTAGAATTTATTAAAAATGAATTAAAATATGATGGTATTATAAAACATTTTTTTATTAAAAATAGAGAATACGTTCGGTTATGTATAACATCTAAAAAAATAATCAATGATTTAATTAATTTAGGTATTATAAAAAATAAAACATATTTATCTAAAAAATTACCAAATTATGGAAATCATTTTAATTCTTTTTTATTGGGTTTTTTTGATGGTGATGGTTCAATATATAATAATTCATATAAAAACAGATCAGTTGAATATGGTATTACATTTTCTAGTAATATTGATGTATTAAATGAAATAAAAAATATTTTAAAAATTAATAATATATCATCTAGTAAAATAAGAAAAAGATATAATAATGATATATCGTGTATGTTAGAGATTCGAGGGAACATAAACATTGAAAAAATATTTAATTTTTTATATAGTAGTAGTGATTTCTATTTAAATAGAAAATATAAAATTTTTGAACAATTTAATGAAAATTTAAAGTATATGAAAAAACGAAAATTATTACCAAATACAATAAATATTATTAAGGATATGTATTTAAACGGTGTAAAACAATTTGAAATATCAAAAAGTTTAAAAATTCCAAAATCAACGACAAGATGTGTCATACAAAGACTTAGAAAATATAAAGAAATAATTTAAAAATTTAATATATAATTAAAAAATTAATTATTATCTTTGTATGATTACACATTATAATAAATATATCAGTATGATAAAAGAAAACATAATACATTTAGATGCAAAAGAAATGGAAATACCTGATGATATTTTATTATTTCATAAAATATTTAAGTCTAAAAATTATAAATTATATTTAGTTGGTGGGGCAGTGCGAGATTTCTTAATGGGTATTAAACCACACGATTTCGATATGGTTACTGATGCACAACCCAACGAAGTAATACAAATACTCAAAGATTTCAGAACAGATATTCACGGTGCTAAATTTGGAGTAGTTAGAGTATATACTGATACAGAACCACTTGGTTATGAAATAGCTACTTATAGAAAAGACATTTCAAAAGGTAGAAATACAAAAGGTGATGATCCAAAAGTAGAAATTGGAAAACATATAACTATAAAAGATGATATTTTAAGACGTGACATAACACATAATGCACTTTTTTATAATATAGAAAACGGTGAAATTATTGATACGGTTGGTGGTAAAAAAGATATTGAAAATAAAATAATTAGAGCGGTTGGTGATCCACAAAAAAGATTTGATGAAGATCGTCTTCGCATCTGTAGAGTTATAAGATTCGCCGCGGTAACAGGTAGTAAAATTGATGATAAAACATCAGATGCAATAAGACAAGATAATAGATTATTTGGTATTTCACAAGAAGATGATGTATCAAGGGAAAGAATATTTGCTGAATTTTTAAAAGTAAAAGAAAAAACAAGAAGTAATGATGATCCATCTATTTTAACTAGATTTATTAATTTATTAATAGAATATGATATTATGTCACAAATATTTCCTGTTTTAGTAACAGAAAAAGATATTGTTCCTACAAAATATTTAACTGTTGCATTAGCACAAACTCTTAAATCAAATGTTATTAATAATAAATTTAAAGAAACATTAAAAGATGCAAAAATACCTACTGATTATATTGATATAATATCAGTTTTAATAAAAATATTAAAGAAAGGTGTTGATATTGATAATGTTTATTTATTATATAGAGAAATGATGTCTAAGGGTGTAAGAACTGATATTCTTGCAGATTGGATTCGTGTAATGAGAATAAATGATATGAATGTGAAAGCATTATTATATTATAAACCATCAACTACAGGTCAAGATGTAATGAAAGATGGTTTTAAGAAAGCAGAAATAGGCGAAGAAATTAAAAGAAGAGAATCAATTAAATTTAAAAAATTGGTTAACGATTTAAAAAATTAATAATATGATAAAATGGATACTAAATTTAATGAATTTGTTAATAACCCAAATGTAAATAAAATTACATTATATAATAATATTAATGAATTAAAACAATGGTTATATAGAAATGAAGGATTAGGATTAATGCGTATAATTGATGAATTATTTGAACCATATAAAACTAATTTAGATCAATCAGAAATAAATGAATTTTTTAATGGTTTAAAATATTTAAAATTAACAAAATATCCACAGTCTAGTATAAGTTTTCAAATTAGAAATAAATTAATTAATGGTGATATAAAACAACAAAAAATCTTAAAAGATGAAAATGGAAAATGGGATATTTTAAATAAATTTAATACCAACACTACATGTTTATCAGAATTATTAGTTTATATTATATTAATGATGATAAGAGATGAAAGAAAATCTATTAAGGATTTAGGGAATGAAGTTTATAGTAAAATTATTAGAAATAATGTTAAAGAAGGACTTTTACTTTTAAAAACAAAACAAGGTGAAAAAGAAGGAGAAAGATTAAAAAATATTATAAAATTTTATACTTTTGATATGGGTAAAGATTTAGATTTTTTTAGAATTTTTACTAAACAAATGGTATTAAGTTCTGCAAAAGGTGAAGGTTCTGAAACAATGGTACATGATTATTTAAAAGTAAAAGGATTCGATATTAAATATATGGGAGGAAATGGTTGTTTTATAGATATGTTATTTGGTTGTGATATTATTGCATTTAGAGAAGATTATGGTTATGTTACAATTCAAGTTAAATCATTTTTTCCTATATGGAAAGAAGTAGAATACTATAAAATTGATTGGTTTGCTATTGCAAAAGATAACGTAATTACTATAATTGACGCAAAAACTAGACAACATATTAAATTATAAAATATTAATATTATTTTAATTAAACTTTTCTATTTTTAAAATCTATAAAATAGAAAAGTTTTTTATTTTATGGAAATTCCATCAATTGATAATTTACAAATATATAATATTCCTTATATTAGTAAAAAAATATTTAATATAGACGATAAACAATTAATTCTTTATGGTAAAGGTTTTTTTAAAAAATGGGATAATGAATTTGTAAAATGTTACAATATATACATTGTTAAATTGTTAAAAAATGATTTATTCAAAGATTTTGTATCAAAATCTGATAATAAAATAAGAGGTATATTTCCATTACCAGAAATGGAAACAGAATCAGATAAAGAATATTCTTTTTTAAATAAAATGACATCACATTATACTGCTTTTTCAATATTGATCAATTTTATAAATATTGAATCTTTTAAAAAATCACAACAACAAATATTATTTAATGATGATTTAAGTAATTGGCATCTTGAAATGAAAAGATTTATACCATTGTGTTCATCATATAAAAATATTATTTTTAATGATAAAGAACTAGTTTTTACTGAATTATATAATAGTATTTGCAAATCACATATTAAAGGCGAAAAATCAGAAGAAAAAGTAAAAAAATTAATTGAAAAAATATTACCTAATGCTAAAGATTTTGAAAAAGGCGGATTAGGTATAAAATCTGATATGGTAGATGGAATAGATTTATCATTTACATTAAATGGTAGAAAAATGACATTACAAAATAAAAAATGTGGAAATATAGATTATGATGATATTAATGAATTATTCATAATTAAAGAAATAAGTGGAGTAAAAGAATATAATACATCTTTTTTAAGTTTTGAAGACAATAATGGATATGTTTATTTATTTAATAATAAAAATGTAAAATTTATTCATAATGAAAATTTAAATATTATTCCAAAAAGAAATCTTTATTATACACAAAATAAAGAATATCAAAAATTACAATTTCATAAACATGCATAAATTTGTAGAAGGAATAAAAATAATGGAAAGTATGACACCAATGCCGTTTATAAGTCATATGATAGATGATCAAGTTGCAATAATGTGTCAAACATTTCCTTTAAAATCAGAACACTGTAAAACTTGTGAAAAACAAATACCAAAAGAAAAAAAACAAAAACTAATGGAATTAGGATTTAGTATAGTAGATAATAAATGCTATATTACATACGATTTCAATAAAAATAATTCAAATAATCTAGAATAATAAAAATGGAATGCGGTAAAATCGTAGATTTTATTTTTAATATATAAAAATAAAATTAAATATGAAAAGAATTAAAATAGATGATTTCATTAAAAAATCAAAACAAATACATCATGATAAATATGACTATTCGTTGGTTGAATATAAAAATAATAAAAGTAAAGTAAAAATAATATGTCCTAAACATGGTATTTTTGAACAAAGACCATATAATCATTTAAAAGGTGAAAATTGTAAATATTGTGTAAACAATAATATATTATCAAATAATATTGAATTTATAAACAAATCAAAAAATATACATGGTGATAAATACGATTATTCGTTGGTAGAATATAAAAATAATAGAACTAAAGTTAAAATAATTTGCAAAGAACACGGTATTTTTCAACAAACACCAAATAGTCATTTAAGAGGAAATAGATGTCCGATTTGTCATGGTAATATAAAGTTAACAAATGATACATTTATTAAAAATGCAAAAAATATACATGGTGATAAATATGATTATTCATTAGTAGAATATAAAAATAATAGAACTAAAGTTAAAATAATATGTAAAGAACATGGAATATTTGAACAAAAACCAATAAATCATACTGTTCAAAAACAAGGTTGTCCAATTTGTCATGGTAATATAAAGTTAACAAATGATACATTTATTAAAAATGCAAAAAATATACATGGTGATAAATATGATTATTCATTAGTAGAATATAAAAATTCATCAACAAAAATAAAAATAATTTGCAAAGAACACGGTATTTTTGAACAAACACCAAATTGTCATTTAATCAAAAAACAAGGATGTCCAATTTGTTATGGGTGTATTAAAAAAACAACAGAACAATTTATAATCGATGCAATTAAAATACACGATACAAAATATGATTATTCATTAGTAGAATATAAAAATTCATCAACAAAAATAAAAATAATATGTAAAAAACATGGAATTTTTGAACAATCACCTTATAGCCATTTAGATAATCACGGGTGTCCTATATGTACTGAATCAAAAGGTGAAGAAAAAATTAAAAAATTTTTAATAAAAAATAATATAGATTTTATACAACAAAAAATTTTTAATGAGTGTTTTAACAAATTACCATTAAGATTTGATTTTTATTTACCCAAATATAATATTTGTATAGAATTTGATGGTGAACAACATTTTAAACCTATTGAAAAATGGGGAGGTGAAAAAATGCTTAACGATACACAAAAACGAGATCAAATAAAAAATGAATATTGTTTATTAAATAATATAACAATATATAGAATAAAATATGATGAAAATATAAATGAAAAAATGAATAAAATATTAAATAGTATTTTTAATATTTAAAAAATAATAATAATTTTATGGCTAAATTAACATTTAGATATGGTACAACCGGTAGTGGGAAAAGTTTATTATTATGCTCAATAGCATATAATTATATTGAAAATGGAATGGAAGTTTTAATTCTTACATCTAAAATAGATAATAGATATGGACACGATTTAGTAAAATCTAGAGCAGGCGTTCAGATGAATGCTATTGGATTAGATGTCAATGATGATATTATTAAAATTGTAGAATATAAAAAGAGTGTATTGGGTGAAAAATTAGGAGCAGTTCTAGTTGATGAAGTTCAATTTTTATCAAAAGAACAAATATATCAACTTACCGATGTAGTTGATGATTTAAATATACCAGTAATATGTTTTGGTTTAAGAGGTGATTTTAAAATTGAACCATTTAACGCATCATCAGTTTTAATGACTATCGCTGATAGTCTTGAAGAAGTTAAAACAATATGTTCACACTGTAAAGATAAGAAAGCAACAATCAGTGCTAGGTATGTTAATGGTAAAGTGCAAAAAACAGGTAAACAAATTGAAATTGGTGGAAATGAAAAATATAAACCATTATGTAGAAAATGTTGGAAAAAATTAACAAAATAAAAAGAGGTTAAATAACCTCTTTTTATTTTTTATATGTAATCCACCATTTATCAGTGTTTAATGATGGTAATGTAGAATCTTGTAATAATTGTTGTTTATATTTCTTCTGTCATTTTATTTATTATAAAAACGTTTATTATATCTATTACAATTAACTATTAAACTATCAAGTTCAATTATTATTTTTGTTTTCATTAAATATCCATTTTTATCCATATATTTTAATGTATAATTAAATCCATTATAAAAATATTGATCATATGATAATGAATCTTTTTCTGTATTTAAATCATCTAAAAAATATTTTAAATCCAATTTTATATCTTTTTTTAGATATTTAGATTCATTTAAATATTTTATAGCATATTCTACACCATTAAAATATCCATTTGTTTTTACATCTACAATAACTTGTTTGAGTTCTGGTTCAACCTTTTAGTTAATTCTTAAGTAACAAATAGAAATCAAAAATATACTAGCAAATAACATAAAAATAAATAAAATTATCATTGATAATTTAGTGTTATTTGGTTTTGTAACTGTTATTTTATCTATTTTATCCATATTATTGTTTATTTAAATTATTAATATAATTCATTTTAATAGTATAATAATC